GAGCTGACACACGCCTATATCAAAATTTTGACTTTGGTTACTTTGTGAGCGACCTCCGTATCCTCTCATCCCTTATTTGGTCTTCACTAAGAATGTACCTCTTACGACTTAGCATATCACTAAGTATACACAACAAAGACAGCATACCTACACCCTCCTTGTACAACACTAAGGTGCACCCTATGAACAGCTTGGCCTCCAACCTAACAACCATGCTAGAAAGAAGAAAGCCATGATTACCCATAAGCTACCAACCATTATATACAGCATACATACCTCCTTTGAAACACACTAAGAGCAAACCTAGATAGTCAGGGAACAAGTCATAGACTCCAGAGCGGCACTCATAGGTGTGCTGTGAGCTATCATAGGTCTGCCCTTGTGTACACTAAGATATTAACCTGCTTACGCAGAAGATGCAGAAGGCTTCTTCAAGGCACGACGTTGTACATCCTTGGCAATGGCATAAGCCTGCTTAGGGTCACGTCCTGATTGAATGAGTTCTTCTGTGTTCTGTCGTACAATACTTTGCTTAACTGACTTTATTAGTGGCATACATCTCCTCTAATTTATCTAGACGATAGCGAGTATAAGCAGCCTCTAGAATGAGGACTTCACTATACCTTACACCATACCTACCTTCTTCGAAGGACACAATCCCGTACTTGATGGCATCCAAACCTTCAGCTTCAAAAGCAGCTACGATGTCCTGAGCCAAAACACCAAAGTGTACACTATCAAGGTTTCGTTCTGCTTCACTATTCAAACCGTACTGTTTGAAGCCAACAAGACTCCAAGCCTTTAATACCTTGGTGTCAATACCAGAGATACCATACTTATGGTCAGCATCGGAAGTGGTAACAGGGTCACTACCTAAGTAGATAGTAGTGAATCGGTTACGAGGTCCGCCAGCAGCAAACTGGTTATCTACAGCAGGCATGATTGGTGCACCTTGGAATAGGTGTTCATTCCCGTTATAGGTGATACGCTTAGGTTTACTTGAATTAGCGCCATGCAACGTTATCTGTGCACCTGTGGAAGATGAAGTCCCTTCTCCACCACAAAGAAGTAAACGTTGACCTGATGGGTTGGTCTTTGGAACAGCCTTAGCAATAAAACCGTACTCACCTTCCATCTGCACTTCAGACCTAATGTTGGCACTGGTAGTTGCTCTAAGAGTCAAGTGTCCAACTTTAGCATCCTCGGTAGTGATGTCGTTTGAGAAGTACAAAGGTGCAGGAATATCTCGTACACCATCAGTGCCCATGAAGGTAGGTATAGCCTGACCCGGTGTTGCACCATATGTGAACTTACGAGATACACGAGTGTCGTTTGCAATCTGCATCTTATAGCAGTATATATCAGTAGGGTGTCCATGTCCCGTAAATGGGTCTTTACCTTTGTTGTCACCATAAGTCATTGGGTTGAAATGGTTTTCGCCACCAAAGATGTAGTAGATATAGCTGTCTTTAACTACAACAGAACCTACACCTACACTAGAGTTTACAATATCACCCTGATAGATTTGGTCTGTGATGTTCACCCACTCAATGTCATCTGCACTCCACTTGTTTACATTCAATCGTGCATAGAAGGTACGAGGATAAGATGCCTTGTAACGATCATCTGGTGCACCTGCTTCCCATTCATTTTCTGCACGCTCTGAACCAAACATAATAAGCTCATCGCCTACTTTAGCAAATGGTAAAGTGGTATGATGCACATTATGTGGAAATCTCAGTGACTCCCAAGTCTGACCTATATCTCTACTGCGATGCAAAGAGCTTCCCAATCTATCGCTTCTAGTACCACGGGTGATGAGGTACAATACACCATCGTAATACTTGATGCAGGGTTCTGCGGCATCTGGCTCATACTCTGAAGGTATCTGACGACGAACATAGTTCGCTGGATTATCGAAAGCGTTAGGGAAGTAGAATAGTCCAACTTCGCGTGGAGCTGCACCGCCTTGGTGATAACCCATAACAAAGCCGTTGTTATCAATAGCAGCAAAGCTATGTACTTCAGTAACACGAGGAATCAAGCCAAGATCTGTCTTACGCCATGGCGATTTATGGAATGAAGTACCCATATGCCAGTTCTTTCCAGCGTTATTCAAATCTGAGGCCTGCTGGTTAGGTGTAAGAACCGTGAAGTTGTCCCTATCTATTACCGTTGCAACCTTCATATCACCAGATACACCTGTTACCGCAGAGTTAGAGAAGTTAACAAAGTCACCCACAAACAGCCCGTGATCAGGTACATGGATTGTTGCATATCGCTGATTTGCTGCCTTCGTGATACCACCAGTGAGATGCAAACTGCGAGACATAGGGCGATCCCATAGCGCACAATTTGTAAGTGCGTTCTTCGCTAAGGTACGTGTTTCAATCATAGCAAATAGGCGGTTACGGCAGACACCCATACTCATACAATGATAGTTCACTGTAGGATACTCTGGGTGCAAGTCAGTAAGCCACTCTGGAGTAGACCATGTTTGACCATCGTCACCAGACTTAACCCATGACACATGGAGACGGCTAACACCGTGACGGTCACTACCCATATAAGGTGCGTAAATTACGTTCTCGTATACAAAGGCTTTATCTTGAGGCCAAGCGTTGTAGTACGGGTTGTCTGTAATCTTATACAACTCACCATTAATAAAACCCTGACTTACATAGTAAAGAGGTTGACCTGCAACCCTCTCCCATACAAATCTCGTATTGTAGAAGCGTTCCATGTCAGGTAGTGCATCTACCTTATAAGTAGCGCCTGCCCCATCGATACGCTTACCAGTAGCCATAGCTGCAACCACTGCTGCGTTATCGTTAGTAACTCCGTCCCCTTTAGCACCGAAATCTTTTAATGATACTAACTCCGTTAGCTTATCATCAAGGTTGCGATATGCAGAGTTCAGCAGTTTACTTTTAAATTTTACCAAAGAAGCCCCAAGTCTCTGAAGCATATTACCTCCTCTTCTGAAAGGCTACCACCATGATAACCTTTAAGAAAATTTGCGTGAAAGCAGTGCTTACGCACTGATAACATGTTTACCCAGATAGTAAACATCTACCTCTATGTCTATTTCGACTTGTGCTGTATGAAAGACATGAATCTCTAAAGTAGTATCTGACAGTTTAGTGATCCAAGCTGTACAAAGTGCAGGTGTACTTAATGATACAATTGATACCCATGAAGAATCTAAATCTCCTGTTGCTGGTACTTCTATCTCAATTTTAGTATCTTCACTTGGTACTACTCTCTCAAACGTAACACGCCTCTTAGATACCAAATTATCTAACAAGGTAGATACTAGAGTGTTTCCATGCAGCAAGCCAGTTGTCTTTGGTTTAGTTAACTTACCCATATAATCTCCTATTACTATTCCAACCCTCTCTATGAAGATTGGCTAGTAATAGGCCGCTCAAACGAACGGCACTATCTTATCTCTTCTATAGTGTCCAGTAAATCGTAAGACACTGATACATAAAGCTATGTATTAATTATATCCGCGTTCTAGCGAAAGAATGTACAAACCAAGTTTTGTAGCGTCAGGCTTACTAAAGCAGACCTTATCGTCTACCTCGTAAACTGCCGTCAGCGTCTGCTTCAGCGGCTTTACCTTTTGACTCTCTGGTAACGCCGTCTGACACCCTGAAGTGATCAGCGAACCAATCAGCAGGATTGTCGCTAGCACGATTCGCTTCACTTTGTGCCTCCTTGTCTTCCTTTTTCTTCTTAGCGGCAAGCAGCAGGCCAATAAGGCCTGCCACCACCTCAAGCACCTTATTCACAGGTGATTACTTGGCACACCACGTCAGTGACGGAACCTTCCGTACCTTCACCAAAATCTACGCCAAGTCCTACAGAAACAAGGGCAATCACCAGTGCAACCAGTGCACCTACCACCTTCTTAGACTTAAACAACTTTTTCATTGCATCTCCCCTTCCATTGAGCTAACAGGTCTGAGTAGTTCTTCCAGTCATCATAGTTGCCGTCCTCGGCAGCTTGAGCAACCATGCGTTCACACCATTCAACACAACTTACCATCGCGCACACCCATCTCGTACATCAATGTGAGTGAAGTTTTGGTAAGACCCAATTCCATATCTATTAGGGTATCGTGCTGTTAGGTAAGACCATACACGATACGGTGTAATACCTTGTACCTTAATATCAGCAGCCTTACCTGTAAGATGCATGGAGTTCTTAGCTCCACCTACGTTGGCGTTGTGCTTAGCACAGCGATGACCAGAAGTGATAACTACAGGTACGCCAAAATGCTCACGTACATCTGTGACTACCTGTAATAACTCAGCATCAACAGTGGATGTACCGCACCCACAACGGCAAGCAAACTCTTTACGCTTGAAGTACTTGTTAAGCACTATTGACCTCATCTTTTACAATTAAGCCCTTAGGGGTTACAGGGGTCGACTCCATAGCGGTTGCATCCCAAGGGTCAGTAGGTTCACTACCACGTGCAATAGCGATGTACAAGGGGTTGCCTGCTTTCTCTACAGCAACCATGGAGCCTTTCTGTTTACCAGATAGGTGTTTAATGTTGATAGGGTGATCTTTCTTCTTAAGGTCTGCTTCAGCAACAATAGGCAAAGGAATTGCCGTTGCAGTTGTTTGTACAGTTTTTACTCGAAAAGCCTGACCCGTAACAGTATCTGCGTCTCCATAATTAGACATGTAATTCTCCTCTTAAACTGGGGTAATAGTAGTGACCGCTTTATTAACTGTCAACCAATTGGAATCTTCTTTGCCATCAACTGCGATAGCAATAACCAGGTTATCATGTGTATCAAGACACACCATGGCCCCTTTCTGCTTACCTGATTTGGTGGCATCATTAATAACATCACCTTTCTTCTCAACAGTGTCCCCGTAAACTACAGGAAGCATCAGGGCTTCACTAACAGGTTGTATCTGCTTACGAGCAGACTTACCTGTAAGAGGTTGTGTACTATAACTATTAGACATTCTCTCTCTCCTATTATGTAAGTATAGTAAGGAAGTAAGGAATAGGGTGTACAGGAGTACACCCATACTAAGGAATACCTATATAACCTAGGTTAACCTATATTATCCTTGTTATTTCTCTTATTATCTGGGCCTTCCTTCTATAGTGTCCGGTAATTAATAAGTCCTTGAAATCCTTGCAGAAAGTGTATTTCTGCTTGCCGATTTACTCCTGTAATTCTGACCGTATACTCTTTGCTGCATAGCCACGGAAGTGTTGGTTACTCTTCGCTCAGTGCCATAATCTCCATAGAGCATTGCCCTACGGAGGTGAGGTGTGTTCATAGCATGGATGTAATCGCGCATCTCCTGCGCTCTGAGGCGATTAATCCGTGTAACCTCGTCATAGTCTATCTGAGAAGTTAATTGCCGTATAGCGCCATACAGAGCGTCTAAGCGGTCATCGTGTCGTAGGCTGTTCTTCTCAATCGTGATGTTCGACATTTGATTGAAAAGGCTGTATGACATGCGTAGTTCAAGCGGATAGTGCTGTACCGACTCAAAATCAGACTTGACCATCTCTGAGTTGAAGATGAGCCTGTGGGCCGCCATTAGTGGCTCTAGTGTTTCAATGATACGCAACTCTTTCTGTCCGGTGGCGTAATCCTCTTCCAGAGTCACAGGCCACTCTCGCTCAAAGTACGGCTTAATTACGGCCTCAAACGCGCCATGGCCGAAGTTTTTCTCTATGAATACCTCTTTAACACCCGCCTGCTTTGCGGCCTGCACAATGCGATTCAGGGACGATTCGCGGTATCCTCCCGGCACACCAAAGCACTGATACACATAAATGAATGTGCCGTGCAGGAAGACGATAGCCACACCCGTTTCATCCCCGTTCTTACCACCACCCGCAGGGTCAATATACATAATCTTACGGGTAACAGCACCCCATTCGTAAGGACGGGCTACAGGTCTATACATAAAGTCTGTAGGCTTGTTACCATACTTAGGGGCATCGCCAATGATATTAATAGAATCATTACTCCACGTAGGCATCACAGGGACTTCCTCTGTACCGAACGAAGTAAAGATTAGATTGTTTAGACGAAGTGGGTATCTGTCAGCATCCATCATGCGAGTGTTCAGCATAAACTGAAGCTGGAACTTAGCAGCACCTTGAGAAATTTCCTTCTCAATCAACACTTCGTCATCATACATCTCAGGTGCGCAAGGTGCACCACTGTTACCATCCAAACCGTAGCCAGAGCGAAGTGCTGGGTTATCCTTCATATCTTGAACAATCATTGGTGCAAGGAAGTCACCATAACATTGCTCCTGTTCTACTGAAGGATAACGTGCCGTCCAGATACGAACAGAGTATCCACGGGCAGGCAAGTTATTGTAGATAGAGTTTACATTCTGTGGTGTCCCAAGGTAGATAATATCACCAAACTGGTTGATAGATTCAAATTCCTTAGTTAATTCCTCAAGCAAGGCACGACCTGCTGCTGTACGAGCATTCTGCATCGATTCTACGTCATCTGCTAGAATAATATCAGCACGAGCACCCTGCATACCTGCTTCGATAGAGTAACAGGATACAGAAGGTGACTTATCGCTGCCGCGTAACGTGTAGTGAATCTCAAATGCTTTGACGGATGCACGGTCGCCAGCGTATATGTCCGGTAGCATAAACTCAAGGAAGTCTAGGCCACGGAAGATTTTCACTACCCAACCTGCAATTTCCTCTGCTCGCTTGGCGTTTTGGGATACAACCATGATACGTTTATGTGGCTCATGGATGATACGGAATACTGTATAGATTGCTGATAGTGTTGTCTTAGCAATACCACGAGGCGCTTCGATGAGGCGATACTTATGTCCATAGAATAAGAACTTTAATATATCGGCCTGCATACGAATCAGATGAGGGTTGCCTGCAATCAAGTTATGGATAACTGTATCTGCAAAGAGAAGCAAACCTTCTGCTGTGTAAGGAAAGGTCTGCTGTAACTCCTGTAACATCTCCCATCTGGCAAGAGCCTCTGCTTGTGATTCTCTTGCCTTAGCCATCAATCCTCCTTAGTGAATTGGATGCTCTTACCACTGGATGCCTCTCGGATAGCCTTGAGGCGCTTAGATAACTTGGACTCTTCCTGCTGTGCAGCAGGTGTAGCAGTGATGCCGTTATCTAGAACCCACTTACACATAGCACCAATATCTTTACCAGATACTAAATGCAATGCTGCATCGGGGTCCCCCTCTATAGTGTCCAGTATTGCCTGTGCTTTCTTATTGAAGATTTTGGTAATAGCACCATGCAGAATGCCAACTTCATCCTCTGTAGCTGCATGTTTATTGTGTACGCTCATGTACGCCTCCCGTTAATCCAGTACCATACGGTCTTGTGGTCTAGTCCGAAATGCCTACCAATTTTAGGGTAAGACCAACCTCCTCCCTTAATCGTTTAGCTTCAGCAACCTTGTTGTCAATGTTTAAACAACCATAATGTGCATGTATTGTATTCTCCTGTTGAGTACACCACTCTAGGTTGTCTTTATGACAATTAGAAGGGTTGCGATCTTTATGGCTTACTATCTTATAATTGTGAGGATTAGGTACGTGCTTCCATGCTACTAATCTGTGTACTTTATAAGTTTTAGTCTTACCATCAATTCGCAGAGAAACAGTACGGTAGCCTCTTTCTCTGATAGCTCCTGCCAGCCTCTTACCCTTCTTACTTAATACAAAACCTTCTTCAGTTATGATGTATCCTGCTCTTTCAACTTCTGAATACACTTCTCTTTTCTTCTCTGTTTTATAGTTCGGACCTTCTCGTAGATAAACCAACCCATTTGCATAATAGTGTAAATGAGGGTCATAATTACAAGCCAGTTATCCCAACTGATACCGAGGAAGTACCCACCTGAGACAAGTGCAGGTGGCGCCAGCTTCACACCACTGTCTACCAGTTCGGAGTTAATCATTCAACCCCTCCTTATACTAACTGTAGTTTGGCGCTCAGTGTGCATTCAGGTAATGGTTCACTAAAAGTAATAGTAGTATCCTGAATGTTATAAGAGTCATTAGGTTGATACAGGCCGTCGAGGTAAACATCAATACGCTTAAAGGCAGTTACTATGTCAATTGCCTGTGTTCCCTCACTTACCTGCTGGGATAACAGGATAGTATCTTCACTAGTAGGTGGTGTGATGCGGCTACCAATAAGTACATACAACTCATCCCCTGCTTGAAGTGGTTCAGACAAGGCTATAACGTCATGCCCCACCGACACTGCACCAGCTAATTCATGCTGGAATACACCATTAATAAACACTATTGCATCATCAAAGGTGTAAGGTGGGCGTATGATTTGTTCTCCACCAGAGGCCAACATATACCAAGGGATTGTTCTGTGTGCTACCCCAGAGGTCATGCCCTTCTTAATACCTGCGATCTCTAAATCCTGACGTGAGTTCCACTCTGTGTGCTTAGCATCCACAGCGTCAAGCTGCCCTTTATTGACCGCATCTCCCTGCTCAGTACCATTGCCTAGGTTGGTTATCTTATTGCCACCCCATGACACATCCTGCTTAACGAAGTAACCTTCTGGATAAAACCCATCTAGAATTTCTTGGGTGATTTCTAGGATGTGAATAAAGGAGCCATTCAGTGATTTCATATCCAGAGCAACACCACGGTCAAACTCTGCATATGGGTACTCCTTTTGCACCTCTCTTCGAATGCGGAACTTCAAACCCCTAACTGGTGCTACATCAAAGGTAATCTGGTGTGTACCAGACAGTTGCCAACCAGATGTTACTTCTATCCAAGTCCCAGCTTGGAAAGACTCCACTATTACATCTGAGGCACGGAGATAACCCTTATCCCTGCCAGCAAAGCTGAAAGGATAAGTAACCTGCGTACCATTGGCTATATGCTCTGTGAAAGTATAACTCATCAATCCTCCAGTTCATCTAAGCCATAACGCAATGCGTTTTGGACCCCTATTACATTTGTAAGAGGCACTAAGCGCAACACTCTGCGTGCCACATCTACGCCCTCTGTGTCACCTTCAGCGTACTTAGTTATAGAGTCTGCCAGACGGTAAGCATCTTGACCTACACCAACTAGGGGAATTTGGTCTATCAAGCCTTTAGTCTGAAAGCCAGCCTCATAACGTGATTGTACCAACTCTGAGGGAAGAACACCTAAACCGCCTAAGAAATCCCCACCTAGACTAAATACAGCAGTTGTACTCATCATGCCCAATGCACCAAATGCCAAACCTTTAGGTGACAGTTTCTCCTCAAGGTATTCATCTTGGTCATCTCGTCCAATAGAGTTAACATAAGTTTTCGCTGCATACACCATAGAACCTAAAGCAAAGCCAAAGGCTGTCTTCTTAGCTAGGCCAATTTTATCGTGGCGAATACCTCGACCAAATTGCTTCTCACCAGATACGAGAGAGAATGACTTAAGTTGTGCAAAGGTCTTGCCTAGTGCTTTGTTCATCCAGATACCTTCATCACCAATGAAGTTACGTTGGATAATTAAACCTGACTTACGACGAATAGCATTAGCTAAAGTTTCACCCATGGCATAAGGCATTGTATCAAAGCCAAGTAAGCCAGAGCCTTTAGAGTTAGCATCATAATGATTCTGTAAGCTAGTCATGAACTCCTGAGTAAGACCAAGCTCCTCAAGTTTCTTCTGAGGAATAACCTTCTTACCTTCAAGGTGGTCGATAAAAGACAGGGCTATCTGCCTATTGGTCATTCGCTCTAGAGAACCCTGAGCCATGCGGAAGAGGGACAGGTTTGTCTGAGCGCGACGAATTGAGTTCATGGACTGGTCAAAGTGGACCATCATACCGCGCACCGTTGTTACATCACCGAACTCGTCTGGACGTGCACCCTTGGTTGTTAGCCAGTTGTCTTCACCAATATAACCTACCATTCGCTCTACTTCTGCCAAGTTCTTATCTCGGAAGAAGCCATCACCACTGCGTAGTGCTTTGGAGGTAAAGCGGAATTGCTTACCTAAAGCTATAGTGGTTGCAGCAACACCAAACTCACCCATGAAGTTAGCAAGTTCACCTAGCTGTGCGAAGCCCATCTGACCTAAGCGAAGTACACCTGTAATGTCACGACCACGACGCAGCATCTTAGCGGAGCGAGCCTGTGGGTCTGCATCAATAGATTTACCCATAATTAAGCGAAGACCTTCTCGCATCTGACGAACTTCCTCATCTAAAGCTAGGCTTGCTTTACTATCTTTGGCTGTGTTACGTGCATTTCGCTCTACAAGGTCAATGGCGTTAAGTGCGGCTTGATAAGTAGAGAAGCCTTGGCGAGCTAATGCAGCACCCCCTGCCGCTTCTTTCATGTAGTTGTCTGTTAACTCCTCTACGTTGGTATTCATAAAGTCACGCATACGGATACCCTTGTACTCTTGAGTAACATCCAACCCTAAACTCATCTTAGCTCGGTTAGAGATATTATCTCTGGTTTCTTTGTTATCCAGAGCTTCTACCATCTTTTCAATTTCTTCATCACTAAAGCCAGCCTTACGCATAATAGCTTCATACTCTGCTTTAGTTTGACCAGACATAGCTTTTTCAAAACTCATACGACCTGTCAAGGTGGCATCAGCAACACGGTTAACCTGTGCTCGTGCAATCTCCTCTGCTACTTCCTTTGGAATCTTACGAGCACCATTCTGGTATGCACGAGAGAATAACTCAATAATATCTTCTTTATCATGCATATCGAATTGACGGCGAGCCTTCATACTATCAAAAATATCAGGCATATACTTATCGTCAGCTTTAACCTTTTCAAAGCCAGCTTCACCAGAGCGTTGGCGTAAGGCTAAGGCTTCACGATACATAGCTTGCTTCCCTTCTGCTGCCATGCGGATGGATTTAGGCGTAGATTCATCCATACCGATACGCACAGCCTCCCATACCTTCTCGTTGTATTGCTGTACATAGTGAGAGTTTGTGTGCCCTGCTACCGGATTGATATTGTTCTCCTTAAGCCACAAATCAAACCCATCATTGAAGCGGTTCATATCCGCAGACTTTAAGCGGTTTAAATTGGTATTCTGCATAAGACTAGCAGAGGCTTTCTGCATACCCAAACCTTGCGGGGACTCAAACAGGCGAGCACCAAGGCCACGGATGCTGGCATCCTGAGATGAGTGCACAACAGTACCTAGGGCAGACAAAGTTCCAGCCCAGCGGCGCGGTGTCATGTCTATCGCATTGCCCTCACGCTGCAAGGTTTTCAGTAAATCTTCACCTTTACTAGAGATGTCAAAAGCCCCCTCAGTAAGCACCTCTGCACCCTTAACACGCATCGCACCGATACTGTCGTCAGCAACAGCACGCACATAGCGGTCCCCTGCGTCTGCACTGCGCACAATACTCGCAGCCCTGTCATCCCCTTGCTCACTGAGCTTAGTGGCCCTACCACGCGCTACAGCGCCAATAACACTACCCATAGCCATACCGGAACCTAGTGCTACCATAATGTCATCTAAATCACGAGTCATGTCACCTTGGACCAATACGGATTCAATAGCGGCATTACTCACACCAGCTGCTATAGCACCACGGACAGCACGACCCACAAGGCCAACCTTAACTGCGCCGCCAGTTGGAATAGAGGCAACCCAGCCTACAGGGTCAAGCACAGCAGCACCAACCGTTGCCACAGGGCCAACCCAGCCTGCCTGAGCAATACGCCTATTGCGCTCAAGGTCTTCATCTGCATTCTGAATACGAAAGTTTAACTCATCCTCAGAGCGAACCCCTTCCGTGATTGCCTGCATCATATCTGTGCCATATTTGAAGCGGAGAGCTTCACGTCGCTCTGGTTGTATTTCAAAGTCAGGTTGAGGTGCAAAGTCAGCAGTGGCACGGTCATACCACCGCTCACCCCCAAATGCCAACCATTCATTCTGGAAGGCAGCACCTACAGCCCCTAAGACATCAGCGTCCGCTTTAGCTTCAAGAACTTGCTCTTGCAACTCATTACGCTGACGTATCGTAGGAGCCGATACCGGAGCCGCCTCAATAGCAAACAGCTCAGGAGTGGACTGTACATAACTAGCCCAATTAGTTTGAATATCTTGTTCCATATGACCTCCTTAGTGCCTATCATAAAGACCTGTCCAACACGTTGGACAAGCCTTGAGTTAGGTACTATAACTTAATTTTACCCACTTTGGTTCCTTTGGCTAATTTAGTTGGTGCAGCCTCATAGACTTGATACCAACCATCAGCACCAATACGTTTGTGAGTCCATGCAGAAACAGACCCTGCTGGCATAGGTCCACCAAACTTAACCCACATAGAGCCATCTTCACGAGTCTCTACTTCGGTAATCTTAGGCACACCTCCAGCAGATGCCATATTATAAGCCTCTGCCCTACGCTTCAATAAGCCAGGAATGCGCTTACCTTCACTTGAGGCTGTACCAAGCATTTCGATAAAGCCTTCAGTGAGCTTACCTGCTTTGAATGCAGCAAGTGCACGAGGTGAGTTTTGGATACCACCACGACCTAGATTGTAAGATAAACCCATAATACCACGTTGCTGCGCTGGATGCATTTGGTCAAATGGGATCTTCCAATCACGAGTAGAAGGTACATGCTTCTTGGCATCTTGCTTCATAAGGGCACGGGCCTTACTCTCAGTAAGCTGAGACATAGAACCTCGGTATGGAACTAGCTCGTCTCCAATCTTAATATATCCGTTCCTCTTCTCCTCCTCTGTTAAGAAGTGACCGTAACCTATGGACTCACCGTGAGCATCTTTGTATGGGGTAAAGGTTCCAGTTGCCTTATTAAAGCCAACCTTATCTCTATTTTCCTCCATAGCCAGCTTGTTGTAGAACTGCTGCATGTTTCCTTGATAGTTAATCTCGAAGTTAACAGGGAGATTCTCGCCGGAAGCAAAAGCAGAAGACATAAGGAAATTAGCAAGACCTAGCTTACCAATGTCTTTAGCCGTAGGTTTATCTGGCATAGGCTCTTGTGCACCAATATCTGTACGATAGGGATGTACATATTCACCTTTATTTCGTGCTTCAACTTTCGCCTTGTAAGCAGAATCCAATAGGGAAGTGGTATCCAAGGATGTTACAGGGATTACTCCAGAAAGAGGGCGACCTGCTGCACCAGCACGAATCACAAAAGTTCCTTTCTGTTCATTGTAATCAATATATACATCATCTTTAGTTTCCCACTCTTGAAGCTCTTTCTTCAGCTCTGGCATCTGTGTCTCTACATACCTACCTAGCGCCAGAGGAACATCGGTAGGGTTTACACCTTTCCCAACTGACATAAGCATATCAGATGCAGAAGTGTAATCACCTTTAATAAAGTATCCACCGGAAGTCTTTGCATCCTCTGATTGAGTATATCTCTTATTGCCCCAAGTAATTAAAGCCTTCTTGATAGAGTCCATGTTGCGCATACCGCTAGACCACAGCATATTCGCCTTAGCTCGCAGTTCTTCTTCTGCGATAGCTTTACCTAAGTCAGACACTTCAGTTTTACCATCAAACCAGCCAGCACCTGATACTTCATCAAGTGCATCTCCAATAGCCGAGTTAAACTTCTTAGTTTCTTTCTCAGTACGAGAGAATTTCTGCTGTGCTTCACGGGCAAACCTTGCAGCCTGCAAAGGTGTTTCGCCCATCTGCAAGGCGGTATTATAGTTGTCCATGTAGCCATTCACCGTGTCCCCAAAGACACCTCGGCTTTCTTCGGGTAGCTGCTCCCACAGCTGGCGAATGTTCATCAACTCTTGTGGCTCACCTTTAGAGAAGTGTTCAGGTGATAGCATAGATTCCATAGCCTTGATACGAGCTTCAAAGGTGTCATCCACTAAGCCCTTTGAGTTCATAAACTGGAGCCGTTGAACCTCTACAGCACCACGAATAGCTTCAGCTTCTTGGCTATAAGGGTCAAGACCTCGCTGCTTAATCTGCTGGTCTGCACATAGTTGACTGTCCTGTTTAATAACATCAACATAGGCTTTCTTCTCTTTGTCAGTTTTGCCTTGGAACCCTATCATGCGATCAGAATAAAGCTCACGGCGCATATCTTGCATTGCACCTAGTTCTGCATTCTGTTTAGCTCGTTGACGCATGAGTGCTTCAAGTTCTGGATTAGAGAAGACAGAGTTACCTGTCAGACCATTAATGTGCTGTGCTCGCTCAAGTAACTCTTCATCAGTCAAGTCACCTGCAAGGTAGGATTCTTTGACTTCAAAAGACATACGAGTTACATCAGCTACATTATTTCTAGCCCAAACTGCATTACCACTAGTGATGGCTGTGATAAGCTGTGGATTCTTAGCATAAACAGAAACGCCCTTATCGTCCTTCACATACTTCAGGGCTTCAGCCATGCTAACATCTCCACCTTGTGCAAGTGAAATTGCCCGCTGGACTAACTTCTTGTGCATCTGTTCAGGTAGTAATCCTTGAGTCAGACCTTCGCGGATTCGTTCCTGTAAAGCATAGCCAGAGGCTTCAGGATCAATATTAGAATCCCAAGTAGAAGCCACTCGCCCGTCAAAGGTATCCTCACGGTCTGCTTGTTCACGGTCAAGTTTATGCCGGGTCCGTGTAGCCCAAATCTGAGGCTGCTGTTCTTGGAAGACATTAGTGACCATACGCATAGTATCTTTGTCACCTTGCAACTCAGGGTATTGCTTGAACAGCTTATTCTGCATCTCATTACGAGAGTCAACCATAAGTTGTGTCCACTCGTCATCCGTCCCTTGGAAACGAGTAGCCATGTCTTTCATTCGTGCTGCTTCATCATTAGCTAGCAGTTGAGCTTTGACAAGCATGTTAGCACGAGCGCCACCACGAGTTGCGTCCTCAGAGGGCATTAATCCATTGTATGCCCTTTCCATTTGAACAACCTTATCTTCCTCAATCTTCTGATTAAGAATACCAGTGGTAACATCAGCCACACTGCTGGCTGCACGAATAAGGTCTTCGATAAACCTACTACCGGAGGTAGAAGCCACGCCAGCCTCCACACCTCCAACTTGTTGAGGTGCAAAGGTCATGACATTAGGAGAAGTGGCCTGCACTTGTGGCAGACCTTGTACTGCTTGTCGCTCGATTGCCATTAAATACCTCTTGTTCCAGATGAATATGTACGAGAATCAGTTAAGGCTTTACCTAATGCCTTGCCAGACTTACTACCAGTTACATAAGCAGATGCCAGACTTGGAATGCCCTGAACTAAGGTGCTCATAGCAGAAGGCTTCTTAAACTCACGCATCTGCATCTGACCACCGCGTTGGATAGACTTAAGCTGGTTGGTGAAATTAATCTTCTGATTCTCATAGTTATCAATGATGGTACTCTGGTTTCTGCCGCCATCTGCTGCTAAATCATTAAGCATAGAGGACACAGAGTTACCGCCAGTACCAGTGGCCCCAGCAAGTAATGCAACCTGTGCTCGCTGCTGTAGCAGTGAAGCCTGATTACTGATTGCATCTGCATGATACTGTTTTGCAGCAGAACGTTCTGCGTCTGCCACTGTCTTGTACGCTTCTTGTGTAGCAATTAATTGCTGCCGCCATTGCTCTTCTTGTGCTTTCTTCATCGCCTTGGCTTCATCACTCCCACCAAAGAGATCACCAATTAAGCCTAAACCCTGAAGGCCAGCACTAAGAAGGCCAGCATTAGAGAAGCCAGCGGTTGAGCCAGTGAGGAAGCCACCAAGTGAGCCTAGTAAACCTCCACCACCTGCGGCCGTGGCTGCCCCTCCAGCAGCGGCTGCTGCACCGCTGCCTGCAAACATACTACCAATAGAAGACATACCAGACATAACGGCTGAACCGATTGCCATTAGACTCTCCTTCTAGTTGGATTATAACTACCTTCCCACTCAATATCGCGGAGCTGGAATGTGTGAGGTGATTCTACAATAATACGATAAACAGCATCCGTACTCTTAGCTCTCAGTGGGAATCTGAAGACACCTTCTCTTGGTTCAACATAACCTACTGTATTGTTGAGAGCACCACCTATACGGTTTGACGCTAGCACCCTGCGTACTTTACCACTCTTCGCATTCTTAACCTCCACGGAGAAATCAGGGTACATATCAAGATTAAGGTGAACCAACCCCACAACAGGTACATCAATATAGGATACACGGTCTTGCCTATCTCTGATAACTACAGGTGTTGGTTCAAACTCTTGAGGGTAAATCTGACCAACAATAACCTTCGCTTTTACGTGGCTATCATCATGCATATCAAAGGTTGTAGACAAGGTGTTATCACCGGGGTTGTATTTGAATAGGAAAGAACCACCAATATATGAACCCCATCCGTCTATTAAGATGCAATCCAAAAGCTCTGGGTTAGTAGGAGTCCAAGGAAGAGGTTCAGACACCCATTCATCTTCTGCTTTAAAATGCTTGAAGACTAACTCTGCTTGCCTATCCATTCTGATGCGGTCATTCAAACCGTAGGTTAGTGCATCACCCATGTCCATCTTCTCCAGATATACGCCATCTCCTCGCTCAAGGAGCAGGTAAAGTAATTCACCAGAATAAAACATACCTCGCACCTTTGTACCTATAGGCCACTTCCATACATGCCATGCTGATTGTACACGGTCTGTTCCTTGCCATAACCAATCGTAGCAGTAGATTATGTTACGATACTTATCGGTAGTGACAAGTAACCTGTTGACATTGGTGCTTGCTGCCATGTTGGTAATGTTACCTTCGATGAGTTTATTCACATGACTTGTGATTGCTTGTGCCTTCTTAGTGTCACTATAAGAGTCTGTATAGAACTCTCGTACACCAGAGTAAGAACCCTCATTAGTGGCAAACATTACCGATTCACCAGTTACCACTGGCTTCACTTTATTGTTCACTTCAAATGTTGTAACAGGCTTAAGCAATGCATTTGACTTCTCTAAAGGCTTGTCGCCTGGCAGTATGAATTGTGACTTATCAGAGAACAACACGGTAGCGCCGTCTAAGGTCACTGCATGTTTTAGCTGGTAAACCTCACTCGCATCTGAGAAGATGTCAAATGGGTCAGTTGCCAATGCAGAGATAACCGTATAGCGGAAGAAATCGAAGAAGTAAGATGTACGGGAGGCAATAACTGCTTCACCTGCTGTAAAGCATAGACGGTTCTGCACCATGAACATCCCACCTATTGTCTGAGGTACTTCCTCATCAATAAAAGAAGGCATAGGGTTAGTCAGGTCGTCCCCCACTTTACGGTCTTCCCAATCACCTTGTCTTATCTTGAATTGAGCTATGCCGTCAATGATACCTGTACGTTCAATGATGTAAGGCATTGTTCCTTTATCAAACCCAAGTAATACATCGGCAGCTATTGTTTCTTTCCAAGACACGAGGTTTCCCTCTTTAGGCTCAGCTTGCAGCCAGTAGCGGGACTCAGGTTTACTGCCAGTAGGCCACACTTGCACTTTATAACCCGCAGGCGCACGAGAAGGGAGTAGGTCAGTAGAGCTAACTTTATTCTTGATAGCCACTAAATCCTTACCTTTTGCACCATCAGTAGTTGTCACTGTGAAACTTGTACCATCACGTCTCTCTATAAATATACTCGTACCATCTTTTTGTATTTCATAGTCGCCTACACCGCTCCATTGCTGTAACTTGGAGTACAATTCAGAAGTGATACGTTCCGTTCGAATTTGTTCAACGTGGTCTGCACTTCCACCATCTGGTGTTTTAAAACTAGCCGCCGTAGTTCCATTAATTATGATGGAATAAGATGTACCGTATTGACCATATGCACAAAACACAATGGCTTTATCTCCAACTTTAGGTGACTTCCTATTACTAACTTTAACCACTTTCCTACGGTTAAGCATGAAAGTAACATCAGCTATAGTCATGAATTGCACATCTTCCCTTGGGTTAACAACTTCAGAAAGGTAGGTCCTAGGTGCATCTTGAGAGGTGACGTTGCACTTGCGTCCATGCTTATCAAATATCTCTGGCACTTGCCCTTTCTTTAAGGTGAAGAAATACTCTTCATCCCCCTCGCCTCTGCGATAATGGTGCGTTGCCATATTATCTGTACCTTCATCCAAGAGCTTAGCAATGTGAGTTGTACCCATGCGGGATTGAGTCCCATTCACTACATCAGGGACCATGTTCACCATAGTCGTGCATTGACCGTCAAGACGTACTGCTGGGGGTTGCTGGCTAATCCCTTGGATTTGCCTCCCTAATGAACCTTGTACTTCCATTAGCGATCCTCCCAAGGACGAAGTGCCCAGCTATCATATGGTGAATGAGAGTAAGCAGGTACATTCTGAGAGCCACCCGCCATAATACCGAACTGACGCTGCGTAGGATTATGCACAAGCACATTCAATCGCTTTTGTGACATTTGTTCAGATTGCACATCCATAAGAAGCTGAGTGGCAATCTGCTGTGCAGTGGCTAGCTTAGTCTTATCTGCATCCTTAGATACAATAAACTCTACAGCAGCTTGATAGGCAATAGCCTGCATTACACTAGTAGGTAGATGCTCATATGGAAGTAAGGTAAGTAAGGTAAGACGAATCACACCATTAGCATTCACATGCTTACGCATATCAAAGGTATGACTCCATGTAGAGTAGAGCTTGCCTGCTCGCATAGTCATGGGTACTTTCTTCTCACCCAAAGCATAACACTGCAATACTGCTAGGCAGTTGTTAGGTAGATTGACTTCACCATTGGTATCAGGTGCAATCTGCCAGTTTGGTTCACGATTGAACCACCAGCCACCTCCTTTGTTGTACTGGAATCGCTGGGATACGATGTCGATCATCTTGCTTGCATCTTCTGCGTCCAAGTCACCTGAGTCGAGAGAATCCACACCCTCACGACCAATAGCTCGCATACACAAGTTTACCGCTTCCAGCTTACTATCAATAATCTGGAAGGCCACATCTTCCATCATATGTCCTACTTTACTGGTTTGTCTAATTACAGGCATGAATCCTCCTAACAAAAAGAACCCTACCTACGCAAGGTAGATAGGGCATAGGTATTACTCAATAGGTTTCATTGCAGTCGGCTTAATGTCATTTGCCATTACAGCACGGACAGCAGCAACCAAGTCTTCAGCAGACAGGCTAGCAGCAGCGGCAGCACCTGCCGGAGCAGCATTCTTGACGTAGACAGCTTTGCGCTGTGCACGGTTCAGAACCTGAGTGTGCTGTGCTCCACCAGTACTCTCAGCAGCCCCAGTAGATGTGTTACGCTTAGTTGTCACAACAGACACTGCTTCCCAGCGATCAGGGATTGCACCTTCAGACATGAAAGTATCAATGTAGTAGGTCTTCTCTTTCTTCTCATAGAAGATATCACCGGTTACATCAATAGAACGACCCACAAGCAGAGCGTCAGCTGTGAACAGTACAGCGATAGCACCATTCATCTCTGCGGTCGGGTCATAACGATAACCGTTGTCTTCATTGGACAGCAGGTGATGTTTCTGGCTTTGAGAGTATTTCGGGAAGCGGTTAGACGGGATAACAGGGCAGTTGTAAGAAGAAAGCACAAAGCCTTGAATGGTAGCACCAGACTGGCTAATGGTGTAGCTCTTATCAACAATACGGTCTGCATCACGTAGTACGTTGAAGTAGCGCCACGGCATCAGGATAGCTACATCAGAGATGTCTACTTCCTGCTCAAGCTGCTGCTCAAGAGCAAACTCTACAGCCGCCATTACATACTGCGGGTTAACCAGTGCTTCGCTTTCATTGACCTCCACGTTGACAGAGAAGCCATGACCTTTCACACGAGGGTTAGTACGCTTAGCCTGAGTGTTAGCAATACCACCCAGCAGCATCTGCTGAATCAGCATTTCATCTTCCATCTTCTTAAGCTGCTTAGCTTGGTTGGTAGCCAGCTTAGGTTTCAGGCTGTCAATATCACCCTGTACATCATGCAGGTGTGCAACGGTGTTACGAGCAATAACAGTGGCATCAATTACCAGCTGGTTTTTATCGGCCTGAGTAGAGGTTGCAGCCGGAGACTGACCCGGTGCCAAAACCTGCAACTCTGTTTCACCCAAGTATTTGTTGCTTACCGTGTTAGTACCAGTAACAGTCTGAACATCGAAGTAGGACATGATGTTCTCACCTTTCAGGTACTGCTCATTTACCTTACCATTGAATTTCTCAATGAGCAGGCTGTCTACCTCACCGGAAGCGGAGACTGCAACGTTGGTCAGAGTATTCGGTGTAGACATTAATAAACCTCCTTATAAATCAAATTGATAATTTAGGGAGACATTCCTCCCTTCTATAGTGTCCAGTAAATACTGATTAGAGTCCGCGAGCCATACCAGCACGGCGACGAGCATCCAGTTTAGCCTGATACTCAGCAGCAGCTTTCTTGTCTGTACCGAAGCGAGAGCTAAGGGTCATCATCTCACGCAGGTATTGCTCACGAGAAAGAGGCCCATTATCTTCAGATGCAGCAGCAGGTGTAGAAGGTTCAATCAGGTTTGGCTTGTCATCACCTTGTGCAGCCTTACGGCGGCTTTCCAGTTCACGCACAGCGTATTGCTGTAAGTACTGGTTGCCAGACTCCATCACCGCATTGAAGGCCGTTAGTTCGTCATCGGACAGTGCTTCAAGCGCCCATGCCTCAAGGCGGGACCAACCTTCTTCGCCACCAACTTCCTTAGAAACATCAGAGAATCGCTGAGTATTAGCTGCTTCCAACTCTTTAGCTGCGTTGGCTTCTTTCAGGAAGAAGGCTTCGTTCTGTGCCTTAAGGCCGGACAAGTAAGCATCTACCGCAAACTTGCCAAAAGCATCATACAGCTTTTGCTTGGTTGCATCCGACAGTTCAAACTTGCCATCTTTGGCATAGAGTTCCTTGGCAACCTGCTTAGCGTCAATACCCTTCTCCTTAAGGCTATCAGTAACATCCTGCGGTATATCTACTGTTACTTCATGTTCTCCGAAGAAATATTGCACTTCCTCAGTGTCGGTCGTGGTATCATCTGGCCTAGACTCACCATTCTCTCCGCCATTGTCTCCTGCTTCTGAAGGCTGTCCAGTAGTTTCTCCTCTGGTGTCTTCAGCAGGTTGTGTACTAGCATTGTCATCTTGTACATCAGTGCTAGTATCAGCATGAACATCATTAGTAGTAGCATCAGTTGATACCTCCTTGGTTTCTACCGGATTGTCTTCAGCAATAGGATGAGTGGTTGACGGTTCAGTAAATGAGAAAGACATTACGCCTCCTTAAGTTCTTGTTGAATTACACCCGGAATGGCCTTAGCCACACCTTCTTCAAGCATCTGTGCTTGCTGTGCTTGCATCTGCGCTTCCTGTTCTTGCTCCATCTCTTCAGTCGATTTAAGGAATGGCAGTTCAGCAGAGATTTGACCACGTACCCAATCCATGTAATCAGGCCACTTCACAGCAGCTAGGACAGGCTCAGGCCATTGCAAAGGCAGTGACATGTACTGAGCGAAGTTTGCCAGCTTATCCAGTTCAGCCATGCGCCCTAATGCTTCAATGCCTGTGATAATCACAGGGTCAACTAGGTCACTAGTGAATGAATCACCTGCCTCCAGCAGACCCCACATCGCTACTGGCGATTGCATAGTAGTAGCAAAGAGGGAATATACACCGCCCATGTTCTGCTCAATCTCTAACGCATCTCGCTGGATTTCTACAGCAGTAACACGTTCGGCATCACGGCGTGTCATCGTCTCCATCATGAATACGACACCGATACGGCGAGTGTACACCTCTAGAACCGCACTAATAGGTGTGAGGTCTGCATACTTACCTAACTGTACAATATGGATGTCTTCTTCTACACCAGTGACAACCTCACCAGTGCCAGAGTTAACAAAGTGGTCAACATCAGTCTGAGCACCAGGACGAATCAAGTACTTAATATCTGCCATCAGTGCAGCACCACGGGCAATTGCTTCAGACAGGAATTGGATAACGAATAAATCACCGGAGTAATCCTCTGCTAAAGGACGACCCCAATCCTCACCATAGCTTCGCTTCCAAGTTAGCGGGATAAATGGTAGCTTTTCTGATTTGATTTTACTTACCTTACCAACAGGGATATCATCAGCAGATTGCTTGAGTTCCCAAAAACCCTCACCAAGATACTTAGCATGTGTGTACAGCTTAATGCTGTCATCTTCCTTGCATTTCTTACCTTTCAAGCCAACCTCTACTACAGCACGTGTAGCAGGGTCAAATGTACGCAAGGATTTTTCTTGCAGTAAGATAATGTCTAACAGGTCGCCATTAGTGTCACGATTAACTACATAGTGATGCATTGGGATTGCACTGATTGCACCTTTGCTTGGCTTGTATAGCATACAGCTACCAGCAACAATAAGATGCTTGAATGCTTCTACTACAGCAGGCCGGAATTGACGTTGCTCTAACTCTTTCATTGCCCGTGTTTCCACTTGAGCAAAGATAGTAGCTAGCTCTGTCTTCTTCAGGCCACGCTGATTAAGAATCTTCTCACCTTGTGCAGTTAGGTCTACACGGAAGAAGGAGCGCTGTGCAGGGAATAGCACTTGCGCTAGCTTGTTGGCTAGGTGGTTAGTTGCCTGAGCACCTACACCTTGCCATCCGTTCTGCGAAGTCTCGTTATCACCTTTGTCATTCATCAGATAGGGCAAGGTTAATTTGGAGTAATGCTTCGCCCTATCAAGGAAAGAGCTACGTTTAGTGGAGAACTTCTCCCATAGCTTAGGTATCTTAGACCGCTTACCTCCATACTCCAAATCTGTGCTCTGTTTCATATTACACCTTCAAGCTAGAAGCTACCGGACGGACAAGCCCGCGCTTACCTTTTGCAGATGCAGTCGCATCATCATCACCTGCACCAATCTGTATATCTTCAGCTTCAGTCTCAGGCTTACGCTCAAGCTGCTGTGCAGGAACCTTGGCTTCAATACGCGGTGCATCTTGAGTAAGACCAACAGCCTTAAATGCTTTCTTTACAATACCCATGTGATCTCCTTAGAACTTCAGGTTATACACAGTGCCAAACTGTTCAAAGCCAAGTCGCTTATACATACGTCCGACACGTTCTTCATTAATACCAGAAGCGATAGACAGGCGAACCTCGGAACACCTACTATCGTTAGCCCATTGCTTCAAGGCTTTGATGAGGCGCATACCGAGCAGTGTCCCTCGCTTCTCTGGTACAATATAAAAGAGAATGTCAGATGCAACTCTTACAGGTGTCCAAGGGGCTAACTCGTGATATCCAGCCCACAGAAAACCTACAATCTGCCCTTCATCTACAGCAACCCATAGGAATAAATCTTCTCTACTAAGAGATGCACAAAGGTTATGTGCGCTTTGTTCTGCATTCCATGAGGCTGAGTGGTGGGCTACAACCTTGACTTCCTCTTCCACATATTTATTCCCAAGGTTTATAATCTCAGGAATATCTAGGAATGAAGCTGGACGTATCATTGGACCACCAGTTGTGCTCTAACACAATCCATAATGTAACGCTTCACTTCATCTACGATTAATTCTTCGTGAGTCTTAGTCACCTTAGGAGAAGAAGGCTTGAGAATCATCTCAAGCATCTCCATACCCTCAAATGAAATCGTCGGTTTCTTCTTCGTCTGTACCATAGAGTTCTTCAACCTTCTCTTGGATAGCTTCTACAGAAAGACCAAGCTCTTCTGCATCAGCCAGTAAAGTATACGGCAATTCCATGCCACAGGATAAAGTTTCAAAGATAGCTTCTGCTACCTCAACTGCACGAGTTGCCTTCATGCTATCAAAAGAAATCTGGTTCATCTTTGTCATGTCTTAATTCTCCCGCTTTGGGCAGACGAATGTTGCCCTTGCTTGAATCCTGAAGGCCTTTTACCTCAAAGATTTTACCAATGACATTCAATCGTCCACCATGTTTAATATCGTGGAACATCTGTTCTGCATCTGCATGAGTCCACCCTTTACCTAACATAGCTTTGATTGTCTTGCCTCCTTTCCATTTGAAAATGAGGTTAGCTACCTTACCTTTGTACTTACCTTTGCCTTCTTCAAAGCCAATACAAGTAAGGTCATAAGTTACCTTACGGACTTCTTTAGTCTGACGATAACCTTTGTGGCCTGCTTCATAATCACAGTCCAGTTTAAACACAGCACCCTCTCGGCCTGCGTCTATTTGCTCTTGCGCAAACGCTTCAACTTCTCGCTCATTATGGCAAGGAGTAATAGGAAGGATAGCGTTGTACCCGCTAAGATGAGCGCCGATGCGACGATGTAAAGCATCGTAACGTTTGAGATAAGAAACATCAGTGAATCCATCATGGAATGCCTTAATAGTTAACATATCGAAGAAGTCAATATACAGGTTGTCTTTAATCTGCTGGCCTATGAAATCCAGTGGCTCAGTGCGGTTAGGGTTAACTACTCCAGAAAGTGCTTCAAGGTAGACATCAATAGCCATAGATTGCAACTCACCGAGATAAATGCCAGTAGGGAAAGCTGAATAAGATTCTTCCAAGGTTTCCGTGTTAGCCAGTTTCTTTCCAGTGCGTCCAAAGACACCAACGACACCATCGTTGCGAACAACCACAGCACTAAATATACCATCTCGTTTTACCTGTGCATAACATGGAAAAGTTAATTTCTTCTCAGGCACTTCACCGCGATGTTTCACCAGCATGAATGGGTGATTGCGGTGGTCTTCTGGAAGACCTAGGAATTGGAAGATATTCATAAATACTCCGTATTACATTTAGGGCAATACCATATGACATCATCTAGCGCCTTACACCAACGAAGATTGCAACGGCAACCGCACTTACAAATTTTAAATACAGACATATCAAATATCCTCATCAATACATTCGTGACGATGCTTCTGGAATAATTCTTTGTAGTAGTCTGCTTTCTTCAGGTCTTCTTCAGTATTGAACTTCTTACCTGCACGCAGACGGTACTTCAAAGCATTACCCATGCAATATCCAGCAAATTGCTTCTCGGTCATACTACGAGCAATGATAGTGATTACCTCTACCCCATCGAAGAACTCGTAGTGCTTAGGCTTAGTAACCATATTGTTGTCCAACGTGCTAGGATCTTCACCTTGCAATGAGTCAACAACCTTGAAGTAAGGTGCATACCATTCGCGCTTCTCAACACCTTCTAACATGATAGAGTTATAATTAGGTTCTGCACGGGATACTTTAAATACCCCATCTGGTTTCTTGTCTAGGCTTTCACACAGTTTATTCCAGTTGGCATCTCGGTAAGCTGCACAGCGTACGACGTATTCGCCAATATCAATCTTTGACATAATTAATTCCTCCATTCACTATACAATCAAGGGTAAGCTAATACCTACCCTTTGTTCTATAGTGTCAACTAAATCTTACCAATCCAGCGATTGTCATTATTGGTCTGCATCGGGACAATGTGCGGCACACCCTCCAGAATAACCACACAACCTAATGCTGGCTTGTATTTGGACTCACGACCATAGGCAAATGCACGAGATGACTCATCAATCAAACAGCCGCCCTGCACAGCCCAATACTGCTCATGTGTGTTACGTGCATACTCCACCGACATCTTACCATGCAAGTGACCGCACACTAAGTTCATGCGCTCATGCGCTGCATCTGCTAAGACTGAGCCTGCTGGTTGATGCTTAAATGCAACCTGTTCACCATTCGGCAATTCAAGAACGTGTGTATGCTGCCAATCCCACTGGTCGCCACCCCCATGCGGAAAGAATACTTCACGATAGGTACGCAGATATTGTACAGGAATACCTTTGGCGCTTGCCTTACGGAAGTGCATAGAGCCGTGGTTAGAATGACACAGGCGCATAACAGGGAACATCTTATGCAGCTTATGCATGAAGACACGAGCCTTCTCTAACTCCATGCCAGCGCTATCCAGATTGGGGTCAGAATCATGGAATGACAGGGCATGTTTATCTGCCTCATCCCCAAGATGTACCACTGTATCTGGGCGATAACGTGCTGCAACTGCTGCAAGGAACTCTAAGGTATCTGGATGCTCATAGGGTGCATGAGTGTCAGGGATTACCAGTACACTTCGATGAGGCGAGTCAGGCAATGGTACAATAGCCAAATCCTCGTAGCGGTCAGGAGTCCTGAGCTTACGCTCTTCTTTGATACGCTTATCTTCTTGCAGAAGGGTCTGGTAATAATCACCATTCTTCTTGGTCTTCTTGAATTGACCATGCCAGTATCGAGCCAACTGGCGGGTAATCTTCTTACCCACAGGGTGGCACGATAATACCCGTGCCATCTCATTGTAGTTAACATTACCTTTCTCGTCGGTAGCTTGCTCGATTGCATCAAGTACCTCGGAGTCTTTGTACAAGCTGCGGAGCTTACCCAACTTTAACCTCCTTCTTCTTTCTTGCATAAGCAAGGCGTGCCTTACGGTTCTTAGCCTCGCGCTTCTCTGCCTCCGTTTGATGTTTATGATAAATCTTATCAGTCTGAGGCTTACTATGTAAGTCTAGATAATCTGCAATGTTTCGCAATGTCTTGATAATGAAATACTCATTATCCCCAGCCTTACAATAAGTCTTTACTAGGTTTTCTATCTTCCCGATACCGCCATTGCACCCACGACAGAGTACTGCTCTACAGTAACCTCTGCGATGGCAATGGTCTAGTACTCGGTTAATCTCGGCTACTGCTTTAAGAGGTGCTCCACAAATAGGACATTTCCAGCCCTGCTTCTCTAGCAACTCTTTCTTATAAGCAGCAACTTCAGATGCTTTTAACTTTGTAGCCATCCTTCATCTCCCCACAAGATTGGGTTCTTATCGGCTCGCCATATATCACCCTTGAATCTTGCCATGTGAGCTAAGCGACCACACTCAAGCATTAGGTCAAATGCTTTGCCGATACGATAACCACCTCGGTAATTCTTAATTTTAACTTGTCCATGCCCGAACTTAGCCTTGTAAGCACCCAGCACTGCCATGTACAACTCTTTCTCTGTCTTACAATCTTTGAGAAGATCATAGGCGTATTTAGCACCACGACCTGGTATGCCAGCATAGTTATCAATATCATCACCGATAATCATCTGTGCATAGTGGAACATGAGGCCAGCACCTTTTAGATCTTTGACTTGCCCATTAGCCTTACGGCGTAGCTCAAGCCAGCCCATAGGCTCTACCCACTTCTTCTCTTGACCCGGCTGTAGATGCCAACCGGGAACAATCATCAAATCCTTATCCAAGGAAACGATGCAAGTATCAGAGAATGCTTTATGCTCTGGACTACCGATAGGGAACTCGTTACCTGTATCTTGCTGGAAGCGGCGGTGGCTGTCCCATTGTGCGATACTCATGAGGTCGTCTGCTTCCTCTCCATCTGCCAAGATTGCACCGTGAACCTCTAAGAGATGCTCTCGCAATTCATAGAAGAATGGAGGCTTCTCGGTCTTACGTTGACCTTTATAAGGCTTGGTGAATGCGAGGCGGACACGGAAGTTAGCTTCTGATTTCGTCATGAATAACTTAGCTGCATCACATTCTGCTGCATACACCCAAGAGTTAAGCAAGGAGTTCACACGGTCACACGCCTGCTTACACTCAGGCGTATCTTTGATTGATGGGACTTGTCCTGACTTAACACGAGTTGTGGCTCGTACATAAGTCATGTCGCTGATTGTATACGCGACGATGTAAGGCAACATATCGGCATCTATTAAAGCGATTCGATTACCTTCAGTCGGCCACAGGATGAGATTATTGTCTTCCGACACTGTAGCTCCGAAGTCGAAGTTTGGTCGCATGTAGGCCACTCCTTCAAGAAGGAGGACACCGCATCATGGAGGTTCTGTCTTAACCAATAGTCATCCCATTGTCTCACCTCCACTAGCTTCTCACCAGTTTTGTAATCATAGGCAACCCCAATATACTGTCTGGTGATTGCATTGTAGCTAATGTCCAGTTCAATTCGAGATTCAATAGTCGGCATAATTCATTCTCCAATAACTATTACGCAAAAGACCCTGCCTACACTAAGGCAGACAGGGCATTAGATGAGGTGAGCGTGATAGTCAACTAGGACTAACAGAGGCTACACCTGCTATTATCAAAACTCTTCCTCTTCGCTAACCGGAGCTTCCGGTGCAGACACTTCTACTGCCGGAGCTTCAGCTTCTTCAGCAGCTTTAACTTCTTTCACTGGTTTACCAGCAGCAATCCAATCCAGATATTCAGCTACGATGTTAGCCTTACCAATCTGGGCTTTGTCAGCCTGCTCAGGGAAGCAAGCACGAGCGAACTCCAGACCAGTAGCGAAGTTACCCATGCTGTCAATCTTAGCCTGAGCTTCTTCACGAGTATCATAAGCCTTAGTGCCAGCTACCAGTTTGTTGGCTTCATCGACGATAACGAAAGACTCAACGGATACCAGATCAGCACCTTTAACAACACGGTTTACGATAGTTTCAATAGCGAACATATTAAATTCTCCTTTTGTTGGTTATGGCATTATCGCCGATTAAAATTCTTCTCTTCTATAGTGTCCAGTAAATACCGGACACCGAGTTGTCTCACGTGTGAGACTTTATAAAACTGTGTTCACCTGCGCAATGTCGTGCGCCGGAAGCGACACGCCGTGGCGTTTACCAGTCGCAGGGTCGCTGTAGTTCACCACGTGCTGTCCGTCGCGCCAGATGTAGTGCAGGTCAGCGTAAATCTCCCCTTCGGAGAAGGAGTGAAAAGTATTACCTCCGAGCGTGGTAACCCCCTTTTTACAGTGCAGTGTTACGATTTGTACCTTCATCAGACCTCCTTAATATTCCGCGTCCTCATCCATTTCCGGTGCAGGCGCATTATCTGCTTCCGGCACTTCTTGCGGGACAGACTCGCCAGTATCCAAAGATTTGCGATTAGCTGGGGTAGCATCTTCGTCGTCTTTCTTCTTGGCTTTCTTCCACTCTGGGTCTTCTTCACGAGCAGCTTTGATGATTGCTTCTACGTGAGAGCCAGCAACAGACAGGTTCTTACCACGAGGCGTCTCGTTCAGTAAATACTGACGCACCAGATTAGCAGGAATATCATCAATGATTTCTTTAGTCAGCTTATCAAATGTGATATGACCTGTCATAGACAGACCTTCCTCTTCTACCTGAGCAATGACAAGTTTCTTCAGCTTGTCCGGCATACCACCGAACCCTTTCCAGTTAACATACTTGAATGAGCCGTCTTCATTCTTGTCACCAGAGCCAACCATAGTTGCAGTCAGGCACTCCCCGATGAAGTCATCGAAGCCACCGAGCAACTCTTTAGGGTCTACTGCATTCAGGAACTTAGTCAAGGTTGCCTTGTCACCAGACTTCAGAGGCACAGCCATCCATTGTTCCATGCGAGAGCCATCTTCGTTCTTATCATCGTCACCCATCAGGACAATCTTAACAAGAACAAAGTTTGCTGGCTTCTTAACTTCAGTGGTATTGCCTTTCTTAAAGATGTCTTGAAAGGAACCAACATGAATGATGCCAGAGATTACTGCTTCATGATCACCAACTTCAGGGTTCTTAAATACTTTACCTTCAGCTTTAGTAACCTGAGCACCAAAATCAAAATCACCACGTGCCATTTATTTAGTCTCCTATTGTTACACTACACAATCATAGGCCGAACTAAGCCGACCTATTGTTCTATAGTGTCCAGTAATTATTTATGGATTACCTTAATGCGTGCAATAGTGTCTAGAGGGTAGATGTAACTAACACACTCGCCGTCTTCCACTTCTTGCACATTTACAATAGCCATAGTGTCACAAAGTGACAGGCTCAATTGGTGACAGGTTTCACCTTGGGTGAACTCTGGCCCACGATAGGCATCTGCTTGTTCAACAGTAGTGATTGCTGTATCATCTTCTTTAGCCAAACGGGTATGGCCTGCAACTTTACGCTGCTCTAAATCACGAAAGATGATACTTACATGTTTAGCTTGAATCACTTCTTCCATCATAACTCCTTATTTAGTCAAGTTGTCCAGTTCGATTTCCAGCATAACAATCTCTTTCTTCAGGCTATCAGATGCTGCTTGATGTACCAGAGCAATGGATGCCTTGTTCTCTTCAAATTCAGCTTTCAGGCTGTCACGCTCTTGCTGGTGACGTGCCATCATTTCTTCAACCTCTTTGACTTGACGTGCATTTAATTCATCACGAGATGCATAGTAGCGGTTGTGACAGTCAATCATTTGAGAACTACGATGTTCTTCCACTTTAACTTGCTCTGTCTGTACTGCTTCGATGCGAACCTCAATAGCTTTGATGGCCTTGGACTTGAACTTATTAGCCAGACCACGGAAGTATTGAGCCACGAATACCAGAGTAGTTACCATAGACATATTTATATCTCCTATATTTACTTAATTACCTATACTACCTTATAAACCTAGATTACCTAGGTTTTCCTTCTATAGTGTCCAGTAAATCATGTTAGACAAAATAAGTAGGAATAAGTTATTCATAAAGGCCACTCGTAAGTGACCTTGAGTATAACTCAGTCGTAGTTACCATCACAATCTGGGTCAATGCCAGAGAAAGCCCAGAATACTACCATAAATAATATGACTCCAAGAATAATAAAAGATGCCTGCATCAATCGTAACCCTCCTCTTCATCAGGTATATCTAATCGCATACTTCCATAGCAAGCAAGCATAAGGAATATAAGAAAGGAGGTAGAGAATAGGCAAACAATATCAAACCTGTCCATCAGTGTGTTTCCTTCCAACTTGCACCAATCTTATACTCACCTGCCATCGGACAACGCATCTTCAGGTACTGACCCGCCCAAGTCATTGCATCGGCAATGATATGCCCTGCACGGTGATAACGACGCTGGCAATGAAGTACACCAGCATCAGCATCAACACTAACGAGATTTGCAGCAGACCACATACGTCCTTCAGAATCCACATGAACACGTTTCCCCTCTGCATCGAACACTGCTTTCACAGCAGCCTTCTCTGTTTCGAACCCTTCTAAGGTGAAAGGCAAGTCGTAGTTGAGATACAAGACCTCATCTTTAGGGACTTCCATCTGGATTTCATCGTGCACGTTAGCTATACCGCAAGGGTTTCCCATGCTATCTAAGGCCACACCTTCCTTGCGCATCACTGCAAACGCTCTGACCAATGCGTATTTCATACACAGAGAACCAGTCATCTGGAGTAGTACGTTAAGCATAGTGTGCTCTTTAAGTTCACCACCAGACATACGGATGCGACCCCAATGACCATCAGGTGCTTGTAGGTAGCCAAACTTGTTACCTTGTGCGATAACATTCTCACGAAGACGTGCAAGAGATGGTAGTTCAACCTCAAATCTTGCCACAACTTCCTCCATTTCTTCCTCAGTAACACCACATACTGCTGCAAGGTTAGCTATACCAGACCCATATAGGAAGGCATATATAAATGTCTTCGCCATGTCACGCTTAGGAAGACCAGCCTTCATTTGATTATGGGTGTGAATGTCACCATGCAGTACAATATCTTGATATTCAGGGTCATTCATGAAGTGAGACAGTACACGTAGTTCAAGACCAGCACCATCACAACCAAGGATTAGCTTACCTTTACCGGCTATGAATAAATCACGTAAAGGATACAAACCACGGGCAGGAATATTAACCACGTTACGATGACGCATACGGAACGTAGAAGTTCCAATACTAATAGCAATAGCTGGCACACGCCATTCTCCGTCATCCTTGTCTGACGTAGGCCAGCATCCGTACCTTTCGTAGTATTGCTGCGCATTGATTCCTAACTCCTTGTTAAATGCTACAGGTACAAGGCCGCGACACTTTCGTATACCAGCTTGCGAAGGCCACACCCCCTTCTGGTCGAAGGCTTCAACGTCACCACGGTTGAGGATCTGACCACGACGGGATACGAGTATGTACCATGCAGCGATACCCAAGCACCAATCAGGGACTGTTTTACCTTCACGTGCGGCTCTCTCTTGCCATAAAGTAAGGGACTTTTCATTTATCTTCCCACTCCAAGGCTTGGGTAACACTCCATACTCATCCAGATGCGCTTGCTCGGTATCGTTAAATTCAACACCTTTCCATCCATAATCATAGAGCACTTGCTTAACTGTATCCCTGTTACCCAAGGGAATCTCTTCGAAAGTAACAGGCGAGTAAGCGCCAATCCACTTGATACTTGGCGTGTCATTACGGTTTCCTCTAAGGTGAGGAAAGTCTTTCTTGACACTAGCCGACCAATCACCAGACTTAGTAGTGACACTCCATACTGTCTTGCGATCTCCTCGTCTCTCGGCATGAAGAAAGTGTGAGGGGTCAAGGACAGTAGGTATATTGTTGCTAGCTCCATACTCATTTGCGCGTTGGCATACTTCATTCTTTTCTTCCGGTTTAAAAGGTTTAGACTTAATACGCATAGGCATGTGCGGACGGAACGCTGCGACTGTCTCGTCAATCTTAGCGTCCAGTTCTTCGCATCGCGCTAATGCTTTGTCAATGTCCAGACGGAATCCACGCTCGGCCTGACGGCTCATCTCCAGCGCAACAATGGATTCCATGTGGAAGGCTGTCTCAATGCCTAGGCCAGTGCGTTTGTTCACGCCACGGCGTTTGTGCTCCGTCCATTCTCCGTTAAATAGCCAGAGGAATAGGTCACGTCCGATAGCCACGTCCTCACGTACACGGTGAACCATGTGGTCGGTCAACTTAGACCAGTCCTCGTTCTCCGGTTTATAGCGACCTATACGGATGCCGTGCGCCTCAATTGAGTGAGGGGCAACGTTACCCATACCTTTGGCGTATGCTTGCGGAGGAAGGCGTCTATCGGGGTTTAACAGGCGACTCATCACCAGCGTATCCATGACGCGCACTGGGCACAGGTCAGCACGAAGTCTGCCCTTGCCGCGCCTCTCGGTATAGTTAAAGCCCTTCCAGATGTCAGGGAATGCTTTCTCAAAGAGAAGCCCGTCATAGCCTAGGAAGTTCTGTGACACAATGGCTTCACAGTGCTTCAGGAAGTTTACACCGTCAACCAAGGTTCCATCTTGATGGCCCTCCCATTCCTTCAGGTGTTCCCTTGCTTCAGGGTCACGCATCTCATATGGGTCAAAGAAGAGGAACTCCTCTGTAGTAAGCAAATCCATGCAGCAAATGATGTGTACATCTTCACGATGACCATAGCGGATAGCATCAAGAAGACCTTTAGCTTCCGCATCCATGACAAGGATACGGCCTTCTGCCTCCTTCTTCCAATCAACAATCTTCATACATTTCCTCCACCCAATAATAATCATCTGAATGTTCAGGTTTTGGATTCATTGAGTCATAGTAGTCCCAATCAGAATCATAATCACGTGGCATAATGCACCTCCAATCAATATGATAAAAGGCTGTCTCACGTGTGAGACAACCCTTGACTTACCGACTGCGTGTTACAGTTAGTTTCTGGCCCATGTATTTGCCTTGGTGTGGCTCCCAAGTTGCCTCCTTGATAACCTGCTCACATGTCAGACTATTCTTCTTTGCTTCAGCCATAGTTAACTGTGCAAACAGGAAGGCTTGATTAGTAATTTGTGCTTGCAGGTCTTCGTGACCATCAAACATCTTAAGGCTGTGTTTATTTTGCATGTTTCACCATAAAGCTGCCAACAACTTTAAAATCCTCACGGAATTGCCATTCAGTCCAATGACCAAAAAGTTCCATTTGGAAACTTGCACTACGACTAGCACCTATTAATGCCAATCCTTTTGAAGTACCATAGGGCTTAACACCATCTGGTGCTACAACTGCATAGCATTTATGAGGTCCACGCATATAAATTAATACCTTAGTCATGATTAACTCCTTAGATATTCACGTAGGTTTCTTCAGTAACGATAGGGAGATACAGTAACTCTTCACCATTCAAGATGTGAAGACCTTTCAACTCTTGCTTACGGATAATATCTTCTATAGTGTCGGCAAAATGATTATTAGCTACACGCCGTGGTGTACCATGTTCTGTGATTGCATGGTCAACATCCATGATTCGCACAGGTACATTTGGATGCATCATGGCTTCGCCAATCTTCACCATAGCTTGTCCTGTGGATTTACCCAATGCACGAGTATTAAACTGCGTAACACCTAATGCAGTGCCATATTGCTTAATCATCTCACTTTGAGTCTTACCAGTGATTACATTGCGGCGCTCCTTCTTAAGTGTGGTGCGTCGTCCATTTGAACGCTCAAACTGCAATGTCTTCCAAGCTGCTTCTGCAAGGGTCTTGTTACCAGCACCATACATAGAACCATAGCGTTGAGCAAAGGTAAAGGCTTTAACTACCTGACGTGCACACTTATCGCAAACCTCATCATGTATGCACTTACATTGATTGTTTACCTCTACAACCTTTTCAAGATATTTATGTGCGGTTTTCTTGTGATAAGAAGCCTTAATACCACCATCATATTCTACATGATACATGTTCTCACTTACACGAGCTACTACACCACGGCAACGATAACGACGTGAGGCTTCATTGATGTTACGAACATAATCACCTGCATTCAATACTAATTTATACATAATCAATCTCCAGTTATTTAATGTACTTAATAAGAGCTTGTCTCACATGTGAGACAAGCCCTGATAAATACACTAGATAAGGCGTGTTACAATAAAGAACATTGACATCATAAAACCAGATGCAACGATAAGTTTCACAGCTTTCTTGAATCCATATCGTGCAGCATAATCTGCGATCACAAGCATGAATAGGATTTCAATACCGATATTCAATACTGGTTTAATAATTTCCATTAAAACTCCTGTTCATCGTCAAAGGTTGTCTCTTCTATAGTGTCCGGTAAATCAGGCACCTCTTGCTGCCTTGTTTCACCTGTATCAAATGACCTTGTTCTAGCTTGTGGTTCCATTAAACGTCCGGTTTGAATGTCACCCTTAAGCATGACCTTGGTTCCAGTGTAGATACCTTGATCGCGGTCTTTGACACACGAGATGTACGTGGTAGTCCTTTCATCAAGCGTTTCAGCTCTTGTATTACGCTCAATCCCCAAGGCGTAAGATGCCCAGAATCCGATAGCGCCTGAGCCTCGGAAGTCAGAAAGGATAACTTCGCCACCTTCTTCGTGTTGGGTACGGTTTGCCGGAGGACGTGTAAGGTGAGAGACAAGGAAAATCGTAACCGCATGTCGGTCTTTGATAGTACCAATTCGTTTGACGCATTCATCAAGTGCACCAACCTTCCCACCAAAAGCACGCTCATCTAATTTAATCCCCGTTAAGTTATCAATGATGATATTAGAAATGCCCATAGCCTCAAACTCTAGGCAAGTTTGCTCTACCTTCTCCATAGAATAGTCGCCTTCTAGGTCAGCCACAAATAGCTTTCCTGTATCAGCCACATAATCAATGGCAGCGTTAGCTTCTTCCTCGGTGTAGTCGAACACCTCACGGTATCCGTCTTCTTTCGGGTCGTTGGTTGGCGGTAACTCAATACGCTTATCAATCCACTTGCCGATAAAAGCACGGGACACCTTGACCATTGGGTCTTCTGTAGAAATGATGCCTACAGATTCACCGTGTTCTTCAATGAGGTGCTTAACCACTTCGCGAAGGAACTCAGTCTTACCTACACCAGAACCTGCACCTACAATGATAAGCTGGTTCTTACGAATACCTAGCGTTACCTTGTTCAGCTTAGGCCAAGGCCATGATAACCCTTGCTCTGGACGTGCAGCCTTGAGCTTACCCCTTTGAGATGCGATAGATTTAATCTGGCTACCAAAGACTTCATCAGATGACTTGGCATTAAACCAAGCATCAACAAACTCTTTAGCCTTGCCAGCCATCAATGCCTTGTTAGCATCTTTGCAACCAGAGGGATATTCGAGGATGTAGGATTTGCCAGGAAACAGGCGAGCAGCTTGTTGGTTCTGCTTCTGCCCTACCTCATCCCCATCAAAACCCCATATAATCTTCTTGAATTGGGCGATATGCTCACGGTTCTGCACTATCTCTTCAAGGCAAGACTCGCCTTTGTTGACAGACCATACATGGTATGGCTGGCCTTCCCACTTAGTACCCTTGGCAGAATCAAGGAGCATCTGCTGCGCTGCTAGTGCATCAAGTTCACCACCTACAATAAGCAAGCAATCCTTTCGTCTCCCCTTGTCTAACACGTGAGACAAAGTGTTCATACCGAAAAGGTCTTGCATACCAAAGAGTTTACCTAGGTGTCCGAACTTAAAATCCTTCGGCAACGTCCGGCATTTTGCTCCAACAAGCACACCCTTTTCATATCGTGGATAATAGTGACGGTTGACTCTTCCCTCTTCATCGTGTCCAACGCGCACATCGTACATTGCTGCGATGTCACCTCGAATGTGACGGGACACAAGGTTCTTACGCTTAAGCGTGAGGAACCATTCAACATCAAGTTTCCACTCTGCTTCTTGGTCTGCCCTTTCTTGCTCATTCATGACCTCCCAACGGTCTTTCATACGCATACCACCAAGTGCGATGGCGCGCAACTTAGGGTCGCTTATCTTCCCTTCCGTCTCCATCTCTTTGAATTGAGAAGGTGTATATTTGATATTGCCAGTAATGGGCAACTCGGTTATCTCGATGCCACCTTCGGGCTTATGGTAGTATGGCCTGCCATTATCATGGAAGTGCCCACGGTTACAGTAACCCGCGCCATCCTCAAATATCATAAGATGGTTGCCAGTAATATCATGTCCATTCTTTTGACAGGCAGGACACGGTACATTCTGAATAATAGCCATAACTTAGAACTCCCACGCAGCGCGTTTAGATGCACGATCACGGACAGGTTTATTCAGCTTCTTGCCTTTCTTCTGCCCTTCTTCCATGTCAAAACGGTTAGCTTTACGGGTCATCTTCTCAAAGTTACGCATGGTTAAATCTCCAAAGTGAGTTAATCTTATCTATACTGTCCGGTAAATACGAAGTCTCACATGTGAGACAACTTAGATCTGCCCTTCCTCTAAGTGGCAATAAGAGGAAGGAAGAAGGTAATAGGTATTCCTAGATAACCTATATAACCTTTAATACCTATTACTTCCTTTATATCCTTTATCTTCCCTTTCTTTCCCGTCTCCGACGGCTATCCTATAGTGTCCGGTAAATAAGTCTCACATGTGAGACACTTTTATGTTAATGAAATGTTACAGGTAGTAGGTAAAAGAAAAAGGCCACTCCCGAAGGGATGGCCTATTAATATTATGCGAAGCAATAGTCAGATACTAAGATTTCGTTAAGGTCAAACTCTCCTTGCTCTGGCACTTGGATTCCGGTGTCTACTAACCAGCGCTCTTCATGCTCATCTAACAGGCTTTGCAGAGCGTTACGGCCTTGATACATCTTCACCATTTCTGCCCTTAGACTGTCACGTAGGTCTGCGGTGCGGCCTGCATGAGTACCGAAAGAATCATGGATAACTGCAATGGAGGTAATACCTTTATCCACTAGGTCGCACACCGTTAGAATCAGGTGGCTAGCATCATGACCGTGCACGAAGTTAGGAGCAGCAGCGCCCATCATGGCCGTTTCATCCACTACGTCCGTTTCAATCTGTAGACTCATCTTGATTTCTCCCATCAGGCAAGTGGATACGCGGAGCATATCAGTAGCCATAATCTTTTGTTGCAGAATGAAGCCTGTGGGCAAGGGATACTCTAAGCCTTCATTCCTTTTAGCTGCGAAACGGGCAAGTTGACGAATCATTTTCATTGCCACTATAGGAGCTTTAACCACTTCCGAAATAGAAGGCCAGATTAAAGCTGTCATATAGTTATAAGCTGCGCTAGGTGTCAGGCCATCCTTACGGTCATTATCAAAAGGGTGTACAGGATTGGCGGTACGCCCTTCCGCAATAGCCCGTTGGGCCTCTTTTTCTTCTAAATCAACGATATAATCAATCACTGACTCACGGCAGGTTAGACGTGTGCTGCCGTAAGGCAGTGTCATTACGGGCTTTTTGGTTAGGCCGCGAGTGATTCCTATCATATCCCACGCACTAGCCATGCTACGCAGTTCCGCACCTGTTAAAGTCACGCTGCCAGAAGTGAAGGTTTCCGCATCCTCTGCATTCATGTATGCATAGTTCTTCTGAATTACTACCTGCGCAACGGCACCATAAATATCTTGAGGGGAGTCAGAGGGCTTAAGGTTTACCGCTTTCGCACCTACTTCATCGCGTAACATCGCGCTATAGTGCTGGATACCAGAGCAACTACCGTCTTGATGGACGGGTAGGTGCGTCATGAATTGGTCTTGTGTACCTTCATCCAGCGCATCTAAATAACGAGCATATTCAAAGCACCATGCAAGGAATCCGTAAGGGGAATCAGCATTTACCCATTGAGTGAAGGTTAGAGGATCGGCTGCAATGTCGCGGCACATGTCTTGAAATTCGCCATCCAGCACGTTAGCGGTGCGCACGTCGAAAGTCTTCTTATCCCAACCCCAGTTATTCGCCCCGTTCACCAAAAACCATTTAAGCGCCTCAGTGCTATCAAGGCGCTGCCCTTCGGTAAAGCGGAGTAATGCTTTGCCTAAGTCGTTTGATTGCGGTGAGAGCGTGCTAGATTGCGCGTAGACACGGCTGCGGCTATCCAGTGCATACACAAAATAAATAGCGTCAAACTGGCTGTATTTACGGGCCTGACCAACCATGCGGACCGTAGCAGCCGACTTGCTGCCGCGCTTAGTTTCTGCGGTGTACAGCTTGGTGCATTCACCTTTCCAGTTAATGAAGGCTTGCCATTGTTCCGGCGTGAGCATTTCTTTCAGTTCACGGCCTCGCAGGTGCTGAAACTCAAGAGGAACGGGATTAGCTGGCTTGTTCTCACGGTCAATTAGCGGCTTAAATGAAGGCACACCATAACCTAAATCAAGGCGTATAACGTCTTCAACTACCTGTAATACTTCCTTGTTAACCTGCCATTTAGTCGCCTGCAAAGCGTTAACAGCCTTGTAAACCGCTGGCATTTGCTTTTTGGTCAGCTTACGGACGTGTTCACGGCTGCCTTTAACCAGACGAATACGGCTTGCTACTTTCTCAGTATGAAATCCACCATTAAAAGGAGAAACCCACGGACGCGGAGGTATAACGCAAGGTGCATAAGCCGGGCTAAGTTGCGCTACATGTTCTTTAAATGCTGTAATCCATTCCCCTACGTGTTCACTGGTCTGTAAGTAGTAAACGCCATGCTTGCCACCATTAGTGCGCAAGGTGCGAAGAAAGACAGGCTGACCATTGAAGAATACACTATTTTCCAGTATTTCTAGCAAGGTCATACCGATTTGTAGCAAGGTATCTTTAGGCCATGCCTCCCAACGGGAGAAATCCGCGTCACGGTCAGCAACAGATTTCTCAGCTACTACCGCTACGTTGTGCGCATGACGATAAGATTTAGTCTTGCTAGCCTTAAGCGACTTCTTCACTTTCTCAAAGTACTTAGCTGCGTGACCTTCCAGCTTGCTAAAACGTACTTGGTCTTCGATGCGGTCCGCTACATTCATAGCGATTGCTTGTAAGGTAACGTCTGTATTCAGCATATCCATAACGATTTTCATCGTGATATATGCTGCCACTTCGTTTTCTACGCAGTTAATGAAAGCTAATGCACGCGGTGCACGGCCTCTTTTACCTTCATACTCTTCCTTGTATGCCTGAATACCTTCAGCCATTGGCGCGATTAACTCGGACAATAAGCGGCGATTCCATGCCGTGTCTGATTCATTACCGGATGCAATCTGGCGTTGTTGGTCCGCTTCAAAGCGACGGATACCGCCGTTAAACATTTCTTCTTCAAGTTGAAGTTGAATAGCGTGTAGGTCTTGCATCTTGTTTACTCCTAGTGAAAGAAACCTTAATAGGTGACACCTAAGAAGATGCCACCGATAAGGTTACTTAGTTAATTCTTCTACTGCCTCAGAGATTAAGGGCCATGCTTCATGGCCTTCGCCGTAGCCTAGCTTAACCAGTTCGCGGCGTGCCTTGTTAACTGCTGTTTTCTTCGTTGCCTCCTCAGCGCTTAAACCTAAGCGAGCATAGAAGCAGGAAGATTTGAATTGCGGCAGCATAGGCGCGGCTGCCTTCTTGCTTTCGCGTGCGCTGCTTAAGGAGGCAATGCGGTCATTAGCTGCCTGTAATTGCTCGGTCAGTGCCTTAATTTGTGCTAAGAGGCTAGCCATAGCGGCGTTTTCGGTATTAGCCGTGTTATCCAGCGGCGCTGCCTTCGGTGCCTCCGGCTTGCTTTCCTCTCCCCATGGTGCTGATTCGTCGGCCTCCTGCTCGCTAGCGGGTGGCACTACCTGCGGCGCTTGCATTTCCTGTGATTCTGCGGCCTCAGTCGCGCTCTCCTGCGGTTTTACTGTCTCAGCCTTAGATTGTACCGTTTCGGTCTTTATCTCTTTCTTAGGCTCAATCAAGGCGTTTACGGCGTTAGTGTCCAGCTTGCCATCTGCGGCGAGTTCTGCGGCCTTCTCCATGATTATATTTTCATCAGCGAAAGGAACAAGCGCCAGCATTACACGCATAGCCACACCTTTAAAGCGTTCGTCTCCTTCAAAGACACGGGCTACACTCATCAGCTTGTAGCATTGTGCCTTCTTGATGCCGAACTCTGATTCTACATAAGCTAAAAAGTCTTTTTGACCTTCGAAATCACCGCGTAATTCATTCAGACAAGCACCAACTTTGATGTAAGAAGTGCCGATATTGTCTAAATGTTGCTTGATTTCAGCGGTTGCAGCTTCACGGACAGACACGAGGGTGTTTTCAGTAGTCATAGTAATCACCTTATAGTGTAAGTAAATATCACATAGCCCACTCAGGTAGGCTATAGGCTAGTTACTCTTTCCATAAGTGTCTTAGTGTTTTGTTGCAGTACTCGTAGGTGTTGCTCTTGCTGCACAAGTTGAACTTTTTGGCCCAGTCTTGCTGGGCTTGTTCTACTTTATAAGCGTCATAACCAGCTTTAGCGGTAAATGCCAGAGCAAGAGAAGCCAACAAGAAGCATCCAATCAAGGTTTTCATAATCTCAACTCCTAGTAAGTGAAAGTTTAATCAGGCGCTACCGTAGCAACGCCTTGTTAAGTCTTCTCTTATAGTGTCAGCTAAATAGCTTGTATGTAGTTCCTAGTACTTCCTCACGAATCTGCGCAAATCGTAAGGAACATTTCAGGGTTACACCGTCTGAGAAGATGAAGTTATATTGCCTTTCCATCTTCATTCTTCCTCCTCTTCTTCTGAATCCTCAGCGGAATCGATGTACGCATCAATCATATCTTGAACACGTTCCCGTAAATCAATGGTGAGTTGTTCATAAATACGGGCTTGTAGTACGACCGTCACATCCTTAGTGTCTGGCATTAAGCCAGAATCCTCGAAGAAGTGGTCGATGCCTTCACTAGCCATCACCGAGAAGATGTCAGCATAATAGATTGGTACAGTACTATCCGCCACCTCATGGATTGCATCATGTGCGTTATCGATACAATCAATAGCATCATCCCAGATACGTTCAACTAATGCAGCATGAGCGGTGTTGTAAACCTGAGAGTAAGTCATATTAGACATAGCCATGTTATTAATCCTCATTTAGTTAGTTAGGTTACATTATAGGAGACTCAAGAGAATCTCCTAGGTTTAACCTATCCAGACTAAGAAGCGACTACCCATATTGTTAAAGAGCGTGGCTTGTGCCTTGATAGGCTGGCTAGTGCCAGCCTTATCTTTCCTACTTAATTGCAGCCTTACATGACTGTATCCAATGCTCCACGGCATCTGCCAAGTTGTCATACACCATAGCAGCTATTCCGTGATTCACTTCATACTCTTCGGAAGAATACTTAGTTATGCTGATACTTACGCCGTTGATTGTAGTGGTAACGATTAAAGTTTCCATGATAATTTACCTTTCTGTTAGTAAGCCTATCAAGACACAAACCAGATTGTTAAAGAGCGGGGATGTTTAAAGACGTCGCCGTCTTGATGCTTAATGTAGCCTTGTATGCCGTGGTTGTCAATAGTTAATTTAGAGATTTGTCGTGATTACTTCATCGTAATCATAATCTTCACTGCCTAGATACTCAGTAATAACTTGGTTGTCATACTCAGATACTAAGGTAACTCGGTGATATTCAGTGTCGTAATCTATCAAATAGTGATATACATCAACACCTACGCCAGCTTGCATCATATCATCGCGGAGACGAATAGCTTCGCTAGATGATTCAAAGAATACCTCATGTTGATACATTATTTACCCTCCCTCAACTCATCTATCATGTTACGGTATTGATTAACCGTATCGGTCCAACCATCATTGATAAATCGGTCATACAAGGCTTGCTCATCATTAGTTAGTAGTTCACCGTTACGTATCATGTAGCATAACAGAGTAAAGATAACGGATAGTTCACGGTTATTTAATGTCATGACTAGCACCTTCTTTAAGAACATTGATAATGCGGTTATATGCAGTACCTGTAATAACTAACTTCTTACCCATCTTAAGATCAATATAATGCAGATATTTAGGTGAGTAGTCATAGTTATCTGGTGTGCGCATCTTACATAAATCATAGCCTTTATCTAGAAAGTGCTGAATCTCATCAACTGGCATGTTGTAAGCCCTTACCTGTACTTTCATGATAAAGCCTCCACAAACTCAGCGAAGGATAATGCTTCTTCTCCTTCATCTAATGAGTCGAAATAGACTTCATACATTTCTTCATAATTCATAGTTAATTCCTCATTCAATAAGTAATTAACCACGGCATACATAGGTTACACTAAGCAGATTGTTAAAGAGCAGTGTTATAAGCGTTGTCTCCAGAGGAAGAAGGTATTAAACGGCCCCTTACTCAAGCCTTCATGCGACTACATCCACTAGCTATGGCTTACGCATCAATTCTCCTGCTTATAACCTGAGACAGCTTGCTAGGTCCGTCTCAGTGATTGCTAATGTATACCTGTTGATGGCCTGTGTCAACACTAAATTTCACTAAGATAGACTATTTATGTGATACATGTCACAACTACTAAGTTAATCCTAGGTTGTCTAACATGTGAGACTAAGGAAAGCAATAGATACAGAGCTAGGATAGGCTAGGTTGGCTAGGTTTCTGGTGTTCCTCCTACTGCATCTTATTACTATTACTTCTTCTTAGCGGTCTACCGACCGCGACCTATTAGCATCTTACATGCTTGCATGTGCAATCACTGAGGTCTGGCACTAAGACTAACTAAGGTACACTACTAAGTTGATACTAAGCTAAGCACTAAGGCTAACCTAAGCTATCCATCAAGGTAATAACTAAGGTACACATCAGGTAGTCGCAGCGACGAACGAAGTGAGGAGCAAAGGAACAGATAGCCCACACCCGCATACCCTGTCAAACGCTCAGGAATAGCCCTAAAACGGCCTGTGTAAGCCCTAAGCGGTTGCACTAAGGCAATCACCTTGTCCAATACTAAGGCGCGCCCTAGCGCTTCCTAGCCCTTCTCCCTTGTGTACCACTAAGCGAGTACAAGGCAAGCCCCTGCCCAGCCCGTCGAAGACGGACCAGCCTAGCCCAATTCCTAAGCCAAGCGGCAAGTCCACCCGTAGGGGGGGGGGCCGTCCGGCGGGGCGAGGGCGAGA